TTACTTATTCCTCTCCGTAGTGTACCTCACCAACTGCTCTAAGCCGGTACGGGCTTCGCCTTCGGGGAAGGTATTGAGGATAGCGAAAGCCTCATTTTGATATTTTTGCATTTGGGTTTCGGCATAAGTTAATCCGCCGGCCTGCTGCACAAATTTAATGATCTGTCCTATTTTTTCGGGATCATCATTATGGTTTTTAACGAGGCTAATGATCCGTTTACGTTCTGATGAAGGACTGTTGTTCAGCGCATAAATCAACGGCAGGGTGATCTTCTTCTCTTTAATATCGATGCCTAAAGGTTTACCTACGTCATCGGTACCAAAGTCGAACATATCATCTTTGATCTGAAACGCGATACCTATCTTCTCGCCAAATAAACGCATCTTTTCAATATCTTCGGCACTGGCCCCGGCCGATGAGGCCCCACAGGCGCAGCAAGATGCTATTAAAGAAGCCGTTTTTTGGCGGATAACTTCGTAGTAAATACTTTCGTCGGTATTGGTTTTACGGGCTTTTTCTACTTGCAGCAATTCGCCCTCGCTCATTTGCTTTACGGCGTTTGAGAGGATACGAAGCAGTTCGTAATCGTTATTTTCTAAGGAAAGCAACATGCCTTTGGTGAGCAAAAAATCGCCTACCAAAACGGCTATCTTGTTTTTCCATAAGGCATTAATGGAGAAGAAACCGCGGCGCTGGTAAGAATTATCCACCACATCATCGTGTACTAACGATGCCGTATGCACCAGTTCTACCAAGGCAGCACCCCGGTAGGTAGATTCGTTAATACCGCCGCATAAGCTGGCAGCAAAAAACACAAACATGGGCCTTATTTGCTTTCCCTTACGCTTTACAATGTAATGCGTTATCCTATCCAGTAACGGAACCGAGCTTTGCATCGAAGCTTTAAACTTCTCCTCAAAAACATCAATTTCGGCAGCAATGGGCTTTTTAATTTCTTTAAGGTTCAGCATTTAAAACTAAGCAACCTGTTTGTGTATAATACGGTGTTTTGCCCTTGTAGGCATACAGGCGCAAACATAACTAAAATAAATGATGTGGCTATTTCCCTCATTTATTTTACCGGGCAATTAAACTAATGGCAACGGGTGTAGTCATACTTGTGTTTATCTGAAGGTTGCAGATTAAACATAGGGTTATATTTAGTTGAAGTTTTGCTTGCGGGGCCTTGTTTACAGGGCCTCGCTTTTTTATTGGTTAAACCGCTCCATTATTATACATTTGCAATCCATTTCTGAGGAGAAGTGTCTGAGTGGTCGAAAGAGCACGCCTGGAAAGTGTGTATACGCCAAAAGTGTATCGAGAGTTCGAATCTCTCCTTCTCCGCAAACAATTTAATTAAAAGGTCTTTTTCGTATAGTTAAAGGCCTTTTTTATTATCCATCAAACTCAAGGTATCACAATAGGTATCACTTTTACATAATTATCTCATTGTATTTGAGATTTAATCTTTAATACTTAGCTTCTAAAATTCTCATGTATTCCGTTTTAAGTGCTTTTAATGCCGAAACATCAACATTAGGGCTGCTTGTCACCAATTCACTAAGCTTTTCTAAAGCATTTTTTTCAAAACCAGCAAATATCATTGGTGGAGTGAGCATTCGTTTAGGTGGTTTCATTGTTATACCATCAGGGTCGGGTGCTTTTGCAATAAAGTCAATCAAATATTCTTTGTATGCTTTTAGAGCTTGTTCATTTGTTAGTATCATGACGCGATTTTTTAAGTGGGTCTAACTTAATAATTTTAATTAAAGCCCAGTGTAGTAACAACTCTTATATAGTTACCAAAATGAATAATTACATTTAAGCACAAATTTTATTATGAAAACCTTTTTACAAATAATACTGATGTGTTTAATTGTTGGCAGTGCTGCAGCCCAGGCACCGGTAACGAAAATGGATTTAAGGCCGTCCGGTTTTTTTGGTCCCGATTCAATTAGCCGGTACGTTATTATTAATATGCCAAAGGTTAATAAGGCCGATCTTTATAAGAAAACGCTCACATATGTTAACAGCCTATATCAAGACCCCCAGGCAGTGGTAACAGCCGTACCAGGTGAATCAATCACCATTAACGCGCAAACAGATAATATAAAGGGCAAGGCCGAGAATGCCTACTACCCGACAAAGTATAATATTATCATTGAATTTAAAGATGGCAAAATAAAATTCCAGCCTACTATCATTTCAATGGTTGAGCATTGGCGTGCTATTGAAAGAAGCACTCCCTTTTATGTTTCAAACAAACAATCAACAGATCCTTATGAAGTGAATGCTGTTTGGATAGTAAGAGATAATGGCCCGTTGCTATTTCATAAAGAGGTGAAGTTAAGTCTTGATGAATGGATAAACGGATATATTGCCGGCATTGCTTCAAAGGTCAATGATGCCTGGTAGGCAATATGGTGAATTCGTGTAGAGACTATATACGTGTTAGACCAAATAACCCTAACATGAAGTATTAAGATTTTTTATAATGTAATTTGTCAGTAACTTTTCACTAAATATCTTAGCAAGTATTTGTTTTTTAAAAACTATTATTACATTTGTGTGGGAACTGCGTGTCGCAATTCGGTAAATAGCCAATATCTTAATTGATATTGGTTTTTTACTTTATGGAAATGTTTTAAGACCGTACCTTGCTGTTCCTTTCCTATAAAATTTCGGCTCTAATATATCAAAGGCAGGGTTAGCGCGTTTCTTGTCCATTACATAAGTGGCAACTGGGTAGGCTATTAAATCAGCCAGTTGTAACCCATTTACATTTTGTCTCTTTTTTCTAAACTCGATTTTTATATTTAAGTATTTGAATTTTTCTGAACTTACAAAGTGAGTGCCTCTTTCAATCACTTTTAAAATGTAATCTCTCAATTTAGTATCCTCTTTTTTGCCCCTTTCCTCGATAACAATGTATAGATGCTTGTTGGTAGGTATTCTGTCAAGGCAAAAATATGTTCTTTCTAAAATGAAAGATAAACACAATTCATAAACATTAGAAAGCTTCCCATATTTTTTAATAAACTCTTCCTTTTGAATACCGTCAGCAATGACTTCATAATTATTGCCTTGAATAATAGTGTTTATGTCCTCTATAAATTCTGATTTGATATTCACATCCAATAAAGTTTGAAACTCTTTTCTGCAACGCCTAATATCGCTTGAATGAAGTATAACCTCTTTATCACCCCAGTACTTCTCTTTTACATAATTTATTTCTTGTCGGCATTTTTCATAATCATCTGCTTCAAAAAGCACTCCGCACAAAAGGAAAACTGGGAAATAAGCGTTTATATTTGATAACCCATGATCTCCACTCTCATCAAGGAATAGGTAGTAAGTTTCGTAAGGTTTCGCTTCCATAAATAGTAAACCACCAATTTAGTATTTTTAAATCAACATGTTATAAAAATTTCAGCCAATAATCCAACACGTATATAGTCTTCCATTTGTAGCATGAATTTATGATATTGATAAATATCAACTTTAATTATCAAGAGCCCTTTCCATCAATATCCCAAACCTTTTCCTGGACAACTACAGCCCCAGCGAGTTGAAGCACCGTCTCCATTTTGTCAATGGTAGGTATGCGCGTTCCTTTCTTCCATTGAGATACCAAGGTTTTATCAACGCCATATTTAGCGGCAAAGCCCTTTTGGCTTATCAACTCCAAAAACGCTTCACGTGTACCTATTACCACCATATCCACCTGATTAAAAGCCCTATTATAACAACAATAGCGGCGAACTCCCACCAGGTAACAAAGACGTCTACCTTTGCGTGCCTGCCATGGGCATAATCCCTAACGAACTTGATTAATTGCCAAATCATCATTAACTTTGTTTGTCGTTACTAATATAAAACGAAAAAGAACCGGGAGCCTTGCCCCCGGTTGGTCTTTTAGAAGATTATCCAGCGGATTAGTCTTCTTACCATTTTAGGTGTTGCTTCGAAACTTAACCTAAAACCTTTCGTTTTAATTATGATTTTCATAACGATGTAAAGATACGGAAAGTTTACATATTTGCAAACTTTCCGTATTCTTTTTTTCAATTATTTTTTTTGGAGAGATTTACTTTTTGATTGTAGAGAATCGATAAAAAGCTATATCATCAACTTGATTAAGAACTAATTTTGCGTAACGTTCCCAATTTTCGTTTAAATCGTGAATGATGGTGTAATAGTGTACGCGCCTAATCTCAATATCGGCAATTGATACAAGCCGCTCAATCGGCCAATTATTGCCGCCTTTTGGAATTGACATACCAATAGCCCCGCCGGTTGGTTTCACTCCTGATATGGTATTGCTTGCTTGCAGGAAGGTGGTTATAGTATTACCATGCGTTTCCTGATACCATTCCCAAGAAGTAATATTGTGTTTAGGCTGCCTAACTGGCAACTGATTATATTCGGCTGGTATTTTGTAGTAGCTATCAACGGTTAAAGTATAGCCTTCAAGGTTTAAGCACATAAAACAACTCCTTCCAACTCATTTAACAACTTAATTAAGCAGTAGATAAAATCTACCTGGTTTGCGATTTCGATAGGCTTATGGGGATTATCATATGGGCAAATCCATTGGACTAATAATTCATGCAAGCGCGTCTCAAGGTTATCTTGACCATAGATACTATAAAACGCGTCGGCAGCTGCAATCTCATTTTGAAGACGGTTGATTTTTCTAGTGAGCCTAATTAAGCCGTGAACAAAAAAGGTCATGTCTGCAATTTTCAATTTTGATACCTCAACATCAGTATCTGTGCAAATCCATGCCTGCAATAACTGGTTAAGTTCTTCGTCTGCTTCTTCGGCATTCTGAGTATCAAAGAAATCAGTTAGTAATTCTTTTGTAGCCTCCTCTATTTGAGGGGCTACATTTAGGATGGTGTTAGGCTGCATTTTGACACTCCTTTCCAAAAATCAAGTTCTCAACCTTAGCACATCTCCAGTCGTTTTGTTGTAGATCAAAATAGGTCAATATTCCATGGTTTGCTTTGCGGTGTCCACCTTTAGGGGTTGGCGCATTTCTTAGTGTTCCAACTGCTTCGCGAACCGAGCCGTCAATCTTGCGATATGTGAAGTTTACGAAGGCACTGGCTGTAAGAGCAATCTGCAACTTCATAACTTTCCAGGCAAAGGCTAGGGCCTCAGAGAATGAGGCAAATTGGTTCTTGATAGTGTGGGCGATGTTAAAGAGACGGCTTTTCATTACTTCACAATCTCCTTTCCGCGCTCTAAAGAGGCTGCTAATGCTGATAAGCCAGCAGGTGTACCGTTTTGACGTGGCATGATAGCCGACAGTTGGTTAGTGAAGCTTACCGGCGATTTGGTTGGAGCCGGTTTTTGGTTTACATTTGTCATTCTAATAATTGGTTAAGTGATTTAATCATTGGATCGGCTTGAGTTCGTACCTCAGGCCCTTCCTTTTTTGGTATGTACAAATATACATTACATATTTGTAACTGCAAAGTATTTGTGCAAATATTTAATGAATAATTGCATTTAATTATAGCTTTGCGGAATGAATCAAAATCTCACTTCATTATTTGCCGCCATTTCCGATAATAGAATTATTTTAATAGACACAAACTTGAAGGTATTTGTAGAGCAGGTCAATAAGCAATTCCCAGGTACAAGGAATTATGATTGGTTTTATCGAGCCTTCAAAAAAGAAAACTATTTTATGCTCCCTATTGACGGCAAGGAGTACTATTTTCAAAAGGTGGTATAAGCTTGCTCACCCTCGCTAACGCCGATACCATGTCAGGGATGGTGCCCGCGCCTATACGCATAGTGATAGAAGAAAAACCTTTGCTTGGATTCAACTTCAACATTTTCACCATGCTCGCGCGTAACTGCGTATAAAAACTCTTGCGCCCAGTTGCATGCGTTGTGATATACATTAAAAATTAACCAGGCTTAAATGTCAACATGCGTGCGCGTATAAACTGACTCCGGAAACTTGATTAAACCTACAGCACCCAGTAAAGCATCTAAGAATGATTGAGACTGCGCTACATGATTTAATCGATCAGGTGAAAAATGCATTTATTAAGGTGGGCTAAATGAATAAACAGTATCTTATTTGGCGATGAAAAGGCAGCCAATTACTGTAAAGATTGCCCTTAAAGTAATTACCAACTTTTGCACATTAGTAGGAAAGCACAAATAGCCTAGTTATATTTGTTTATACCGGATCACCAAGTCACCATTGCTCGGACAATAAAGTGTAGAAATTATTAATGAGTTAATGAAACTGGTGAAACTGAAATTGCTGCAAGAGCACTAATGTTGAAGAATAAAGTTGAGTCATCAACTTGCTTTATTTTTTTTCTGAGGTATATTTGTAATACACGCCGGAATAAAACAGCAAAAGCCGATTGTACCACCAACCAGCTTTTGTGAATATTTGAGAGCAGAACCCTCGCATATCGATTTTGATATATCAAATGTACGGGTTCTAAATTTTTTTATATAATTTTTATAAATAAAAATTCATAAAACCGCTCAGTTCTACTGTAAGCGGTTTAAGCTCAAGGGATATTCAGTTCAAGCCGGCCTAAATTTTATGGCCATGCCACATGAAGAACTGATTAACCACGCGCTGATGGTAGTGTACCAGGCGCTGGTATTCGCAACATTGATCCGCAAAGCCCGGAAGAAATAAGCTTCAACACAAGGCCCGACTGATCACCGGGCCTTTTTGTTTTATACTTGTGCATAGCTTCAATGCGGGTAACTTAAATGTTAAAACATAGATTTTTTAATGTGAATAACCATGGTCAAAACCATCAATTGTTAATAACTTTATCATTACAGTATTACTAATTGTTATATTGTACAATACAATAAATATTCAAACCTCAACAACGCCGTTGAAAACGCAATAATAATATTGTTTCTTATTGTATTTCATTATAATGAACTTATTCTAAACACCCTGCAAAAGTTAACGGTTATAGTTGATAACTTTGTTAACAAATGTACACAGCAAACCAGATAGCCGATTTCTTTTTACTTAATGTTAAATCAACATCAGGTGATACTATTTCGCATTTGAAGCTACAGAAGCTTGTATATTACGCTCAAGCATGGAACTATACGCTGTTCGGCGAACCTTTATTTGAAGAACGCGTCGAAGCTTGGATGCACGGACCAGTGATACGTTCTGTTTATGATCGTCTTCAACATCACCAGGTTTATATGCCAATACACTTTGCGACAATTGATGTCGAGAAAGTTGATTTCGACGAAAGAACCAGTGATTTATTAAACGAGATACAACAGGTTTATGGTGAGCACACTTCAAGCTACCTTGAAGACCTTACTCACTCTGAAGCCCCGTGGATTGATGCTCGCAATGGCCTACCTAGTTACGCACGCTGTAACAATGAAATAACTTTAGAGGCTATGAAAGCCTACTATGCTACATTATCATAGTGTCGGGAGGTCAAAAGAAAGGCCCGAGTTTAATACCTAAAACAGCAGCCGATAAAAGTCAGAATAAATATATTAACAAGAATGCGGCGTTCATTCATAGTTATTTAGAACCAGGTGACGAGGCAACTGTCTTTATCTCCTTGAGACTTCTGCAAAACGATTTTCAGTGTTTCAGCGAATGGACAAAAAACGAAATGGACATTTTTTGGGAGTTTAACCGGGACATTCACCACTTGAAATGGAAAGAGCTTAAACAACAAGGCGGCAAGGGTCAAAACAAAGCTGGCTACGCTCCTACTCCGATATCTATAGCGCAATACAACAAACCCGCATTTACAAGCACCCTAGACCCTAATACTACTTTTATAGAGCTAAGAGTTAGCAGTAAGATTCGCGTGCATGGGTTTCGGGACAAGTCAGTATTTTACATTTGCTATTTAGACCGGAATCACCAGATCTGCGCTTAATTACAAAAAAGCACGAATAAGGCCGATAACGGCCGCGCCAATCATCAGGTAAAACACTAAATTTTCAATAGACCTTTCTTTGTTCGTCATTTCCTAAATGTATAAATACTTTCTTTTACGTCGGCTGTCATCCACCGATTAAGACAAATGCTTATATTTCCAAAAAATCATATGGCAAAGTTTGTAGAATTTGAAAGAGGCGGAAGGCGCTTATTTATAAACCCTGAATTGATTACAGGTTTTAGTAATGCAGCTAATAACAGTAAGGAAACCGTAATTTACACCGGTGAGAAAGGTAATTATTTTACGGTTCAACATAATATTGAAACTGTTAAAGAACGCTTAGAGTCGGTAGGTAAATAACGTCATGCAAAATAGAAAATTACAAGTATTTGTCTCATCAACTTTTACTGACTTAAAAGTTGAGCGTCAAGCTGCCGTTGAGGCAATATTAACAGCCGGTCACATTCCCGCTGGTATGGAGCTCTTTACAGCTGGTGATCAATCCCAGTGGAATGTAATTAAACGATGGATCGATGAATCGGACGTGTACATGCTTTTGTTAGGCGGCCGGTATGGTAGCATAGATGCTACTACTGGCTTAAGTTATACTCACATGGAGTATAATTATGCATTGGAGCAAGGAAAGTCATTATTTGCATTAGTTTTAGATGAAAGCTATATTGAGCTTAAAGCCAAGGCACCAGGCGTTAAAATCAGTGATGTTAAAGAAGAGGACAACGTACCTCTGTATAAAGACTTCAAGGCAACGATTAGATCAAAATTGGTGAATACCTGCGTTGATATAAAGGACATTACAATATACACAACTCGCAAGCTGTCAGAACTGTCGCATAATAATGATTTGATAGGATGGATCAGAGGAGATCGAGGCGTAAATAATTCTTTAATTAGTGAACAGATTGCTAAGCTGACAAAAGAGAATCAAGAGTTAAGAGAATCTCTGACAAAAGCGAAACCGGACAATTCAACTTATAACGGCTTAACGTTTGATCAAGTAACCTTACTTTTAACTTCAGAGGGTGTAAATAATTTAGAAGGTGCGGAAAACTTATATGAGTTATTTTTACTATTAGGACCAGATCCTTTTGATATTGTGAAATTTACTAGGGATTATGAGTTTGCCTCAGCTGGAGAAACAAGCTTGAAGTTAGCGATAGAAAAACTTGTTTCTTATAAGATTTACCAAAAAGAGGTCAATAGCATGCGCATGTTTAAGGCCACCGAAGCCGGTCACGACTATTATTTAAAGGCCTTGGTTTATGGGCACGATCTCACATAGTCGGTTTTGACTCAAAATTTGTCACTTGTGTCAATTAGCACTAATACAACAAGCCTTTAACGTTTTAATGCTAATTGACAATAGCCGCAATTCACCATAATAATATATGAGCATTTTTAGCGACATCATTGATAAAATTCCTTATTATAAAAAGCCTTACGGGATTGCAGAAGTGTGAGGGATGCTTCAAAATGGCTCAGCGGTCGATGGCACACAAGGCGGACTCATCTTAGGTCCATCTCATGATGATGGTGGTATAAATATGCTGGTACGCAAAGAAGGCAAATACTATTTAGAAGGAGAGGTTGAAGGTGGCGAGTATGTTTTTAATTGGGGGGCCACAGAAAGATATAAGGGACTTATGCCCATTCTTAATAACCCAACACAGCACAAAAGGCCCACTTATACACCTGTTGAAATACCACAGGGTATAAGCATTATTAATGCAAGACAACATGGGCTAGCTAAATTTATAATCTTTGAATGCGGTGGTTTTGCTATTTTTAATAAGTTCTCGACAGCTGGATATTTACAAACGTTAGAGAATTTAAATAATGCTACATCTTACGAACTTGTAGACGAGAAACATGCGCAACTAATTTTTAATAATACTGAGCCAATTGATATTTGCTTTTATGACAAGTATGAAAGTACTGTTTATCAAAATGGGGAAAAGAAATAACTTTCTTTTTATAAAGGCTCAATAACTTACTTAAATATCTTACCCGCTGCACCATCCAGAATCTCGCTCTGGCTAATCTCACGAACATAAGCCTTGTGAACGCTTAAGCTGCTATGCCCGAGTAGGTCCATGGTAATGCGAGTAGGTCTATCGTAATGTTAGTATCGCTCACTTGGTCCGGAGCAATTTTTGCGAACGTATGCCGCGAGCCTAAAACTGATTGACGGTAGGAAGTGATTAGCCAAAACCAAGACATTGCAAATATGGCCCGTCATTAATATTTGGCTTTTTTGATTAAGGCGATTTCGCCACATAAATAACGACCTGCCATTTTTGATGCAGGTCGTTATCCATTTATATAATTAATGCTATCGCCTTATATAATTAAGGTTTATAACTCCGCTATCACGAATCAACTCACTTAAAGCCGCTGTTTGATGTAAACCGTCATTAGTGGCGAACGCCCCTGTGTACATCGTTTTAGCTGCCACAGACCCGGCATAAGGGAATGCAGAATGATTTTTGCTGACTGTATAAGTGCCAATATTACCGGTGCCGGTGCCTAATGCGGTTATGCGTGTACCAGGTTGAACAGAGCCTCCAGTGGTTAAGTTATCGGTAATGGTATCGCCAACTGCTAAAGCACCCGAGGCGACCGCGCTCACTGTTAACGTAGTGCCTGAAATTGCACCGGTAAACTGGCAATTAGTAGATCGGGCAGCATCGTTAGGATTGCGGGTAACAGGATATTTGTTTTCGCGATAAGGGTCAACCGCATTAGCCGTGTCCCAATAAAATACTTCGCCGGCAATACCTGCCCTAACCAAATCATTAAACGCTGCTATTTTAGCCTGATTAGTACCTAACCCCTGATTCGCTTTTGAAGCCCAGCCATCGGTTGAAATATCATAAGGTAACAAGGTATGGCCAATAACTACCGATTTCGGATATAATGCCGCGAAAACAGCCCTCTTAGCTGCTAAATTAACCGCTGTATCATTGTTTGAAAGGTCATTTACGCCGTACTCATTGCTAATATGCGTAAAGTATGGCTTAACACCATCGCCAACGACCGGTATAGTGCCCCTCAGTATCATATCTCTATAAGTACGGGTTGAGGCATTCCATTGTGCCATCAATGAGCTTGCCTCAGCTAAAGAGGTGTAACCGAATAACCGGCCAATTGTGCGAGCTGTTAAACCTACGTCAAAACCTGAATCCGTTATTTGCTCCGTTCCGCCCTCCTCTCTACTATCGCCAATGATGGCAACAGCTGGCTGAGCGGTAGGCGCTAAAATCAAAACTGGTGAAAAGGTTGAATTTGTCGCGGTGCTATTTGAAGCTACCGTTGTTTTATCCGTACCGCTGCCTGATCCTAAATCGCAAAACTCCTCTGATGGTATAATATAACCGCTTTGATACTGGAACCAAGCAAGGCCGGTCGGGTTTAAGAAATATGTTCTAACATAAAACTTTGCATTTTTAGGTATGGTGATAGCAAAGTTCAAGGGCAATAAACCGGCCGGGAATGTTACGGGATTGTTTCCGTTTGCCTTGTTCTCATTTGATAGGGTAAATACACCGGCAGGGTACTCAATGGCAACCTTTACAGTGCCAGGGCCGTTGGCAACGTCAGCATGATTGATAATACTGTAATTAGGCATTACCAGTATTGGGTTAACAATAGTATCTTTTGCAAAATGTACCGATCTGGCCATTAAGTAAGTTATACCAGCATTGAAGTTTCGGGGCTGAACACATCGTGTTGCGACCTGGCCGAGGTAAGGCAGGAAACTGTCAGGGATCGAACCTACTTTGTTTTTATCCGTGGTAGTGTAATCGTTGGTACTTAAACCTTTACCTGTTTCCTTATCTTGCTTCAAAGCAAGAGCGGACGTTATCGCGGTTTGATAGGCGGCAAAGGTTGCGGCATCCAATTTTAAAAGCATCGCCTGCGCAATGTTAAAGCCCTCAGGTGAGTTCTCAAATACGCTGATAACCTCATTGAATGCATTAATCACCGTATCAGTATCAGCAGAGCCGGGAATAATCAAAGACTTCATTGCTTGCAGATCGGCAAGCTGTTGAGCTGTGATGAGGCTGCTCCCGGCTACCTTATCAACCTTTGAAGACAACCCTGCTATTAAGTCGGCATTGCTGACTGATGCGTTTATTCTGTCAGCCTCAGTCAATGTCATTAACCTATCGGTACCATTAACGTTTACTTTACCGGCAAGTGCTGCCGTGATAGCTGTTTGATAAGCAGTGAAAGTAGCAACGTCAAGTTTGCCTGAAAGAGCTAAAGCAATATTAAAACCCTCTGGATTATTTTCAAAGGCCTTGATAATTTCTACTAAACTATTAATGACATTATCAGCATCAGCACTACCAGGTATAACAAGCGTTTTTATGGCTTGTAGATCGGCCGCTTGCTGACCGGTCATAAGGGTACTACCTGCGACCGCATCAACCTTTAAGGCTAAAGCCGCCGTTAGTTGGCTTTCAGTTATCGCAGCCGCGGCTATTATCCGCGCTGCCTCAGCATCATCAATGCCACCGTTTGCTGCGGATTTCAGTTCGTTAATATCTGTAGACGAAACTATGCCGTCTACTGCCTTATCGGCGAATGTCACTTTGTTAGATGCCATTATTATAATGTTAGTTTAAAAGGTAATTGGTACGGTAGTGTGCTGTTTCCGGGGTTAGGTATTTCCTCACCATTAATGAATTGCTGAATATAAAATTCAACAGCACCCCCGTTTAAAAACTGTTGGCCCGTATTGCCATTGGTAATATCTGAATAGAGTTCTTTTTGAACAATGAACTTATTGTTGACTATGATGGAAAATAATGTGCCAGCCTCAGAGAAACGGGCTGTAAACTCATTACTATAAAAATAGTGATGGTTGTTATTAGGCAAATCAAATAACATTAGATTCCCGGCTCGATCCGGTCTATAATTATCTTCATTAACCCTTGTTAGCGTTATTGCCATACTTACAATTTAATGTGTTTTTGAATGGATGGTTGAATTACTATTTTACCGCTTCTGATAGATAAGAGCTTAAATACACCTACGTTGTTATTGATGTCAATATTCCGTTAGTCCAGGTAAACCGCCTGAATCCGTCGCCGCCCACTTGAATATCTCTTGTAGTACTTAACCCCGTTAACCCGCTGGTACCTAACTTTAGCCGCCCGTTTACAACCACGTCACCCTCAAAGTATGCAGCAATATTTTGATTAGCCCCTGTTACTCTTACATATATTCCGTAGTTGGTACCGAGCTCGTCGGGCTTAGTATTTTCGAAGTAAGCCACTCCCGTAAGTCCGGTACTGGCAGAGAACACACTTGTTCCAATCCTTGCCTCAGCGGAACCTAATTCGGGATGCTCGGGGTCGTAATCTCTGGCTATAATATAGGCCGTGCCATCATCGTTAAAGATGCCACCTGCAGATATATCCCAGTTACCGATTTGACCACTTGTTGCAAACATTTTACCATTATCCCATACCTTGAACTCATCAGTAGGCCCGGCCGCAAACCTCGTGGACTCACCTGGCTTTTCCGGATTATCAATTAAACCAGATATGCGCGCATTGATAAGGTCCCCCGATCCAACCCTGATAACTTCACTGGCAATGGCACCACGGATCGTTAATGTTTCCGGGTTGCTAACGTCCCAATCTAAGCCGCTCAGGGCATCACCAATGTTAAATTGACCTGTACTAAGGTTAATATAGTTTTGCCCTGTAATGTCTTGTATAACGCCGGTAGTGATTTGATCTCCTATTATTGTGGTTACGCCCTTTGTTGACTGAAAGATTCGGTAGCCATCAGTGTTAATTTCATACAAGATGCCCAAGTTAAAGGCATAATAGCCGGGAATATCACTAACAGACACGGGCGTTTCTGAAATTTCCCAGGTACCGGCAAGCGAGGCTTTGTTACATTTAGCGTAAACGTAGTAGAACTTCAAAGCATCTAAGGCGGGGAATGATGCAGCCGCCAATTCCCATGTATAACCCAACCCCTCAACTTTGTAAGCATAGTGAATAAGCTGACCAGCTGATAAACTTAAAGCGTTTGGATCGGCCCCGGCGTTTGCACTTATTACAACGCCGTTCAAATTGAAGTTCTGGGAGTCGTAACCGAAAGCGGCCATGCCTGCGATTATACTTTCAGGTCCATCGAACAGCGAGCCATCAGGGTTAAAGATACGGGCCTGCAATAATCGCAGGTTCAAGCTATTTAATCTGGCCTTTTCAGCGTTAGTCCGGTTAACTATCTTGATATCTTTCTGAGCGGTTATATCAGCTTTAATTAACCGCTGTTCGAGCGTATAAGTTACATCATCAGATAGAGTAATATTGATCTTAGTTTCAGGTGTTATGGTACCAGGGAATAAAAAAGGATAGCTGGTTGAATTAACACGAATCATGGTATCAATACCTAATTGGCTATCAATCACACGAATTTTATCGCCAGGCCTTAATATTATCCCATTATCACGGGCATATAAAGGATCTAACTGCAATGAGAAAACCACCCTCGGAATGCTATTCTCATTCAACCAAACCTGAGTAGCTGCTTTAAGCCTGTTTTCGGCTTCCGTTACGGCTTCAGGTGGAAGCAACATATCAAATAGCGTGTAGGTATCGCCTATAGCAGCCTGAAATACCGTATTTGGTAATTTGTTGTTACTGGCATCCGTAAACGTCTTAACTTTTATCGTTTTTGTTGCGTTATTGTAATCAAGTATATCAAACTCCTGACCTTGTAGCTCACCTGATAAAAAAGATATTTTAGGGGTTTGGGTAGTGAAGTTATTTTTTAGATTGAATGCAAGTCCTGCATCACTGATAGTAAAGAACCCGGCATTGTCATCATAGGCGCTAACAGCAGTTACCGCTCCCTCGACCTTTGGAAAAATGTCTTCATTGGTATAAACGCCTTGCTTTTCACGGTAGATGTTTATGTTCTTTGTCACAAACAGCCCTTCAAAAGCCAACTTAGCCATGCCGCCCCGGTAGTTTTCCGGTAAATTGCGGGTGCTTCCACGGCCGAACGCCTTAGTGACAATATTTCGGTCATTGCGGTATTGGTACTCTAAAGAATACAGGCCTTTACCCCGACCGTATTCAAACGTATGCGTAGTAACGTTTCCTACCTGCTTAACAAAGCGCAATACCTTTCCGGATAAGTCCCACTCAAACTTAAATTTTTCTGCGATCTTATCTAATACAGAGCGGCAACTTTCATCTAAAAAATCGATGGCCAACGGTGGCGCGTCATCACATGGACCAACGATCCAACCGTCATCAATCATATTGATATTATCAACTACCAGTTGAGCGTAATTTACAGGCGCGCCGTAATACTGGAACGTCATGTTGTTGTTTAGATGTTCCAGTATTTTATCGAATAACCTGTATAAATCTGACTCGAAGGTGATGGAATACCTCAATGAAAGGGTGCTGCTCTTCTCTACTGACGGTATGGTGTTTACGGTATATTCACGTCCTTCAAATATGATGTAGCTGCCTATAGGGCAATTCAATTTACCAGGTAGTTCTATTTCGGCCGTTATTTTATTCGCATTCATCAGTTGGCGATCTACCATTAGATCACTCGTTTGTAATTGCGAAATCACGTCGCCATTAAAATATATTGCTGTTTTTGCCATAATTATATTACTGCTCCGCCGTCCCTTACGGTTGACTTTTGTTTGGTATTGCTTGCGATGGTTGCTAAAGAGGCATTTCCATCTTTTAAGGTTTGATTGGCTGTTGTTAATTCCCCGATAGTTTTATCAAGGCGTTCAACGGTGTTAGCTGTGTTGACCTGTATCATTTCTAATTGCCTTAGGCGGAATGTTGCTATTTCAAGTTGCTTGCCCTGATTGAAGCTGTTATCAACCTGTAGTTTTAAACTTTGCTTTTGGATATCATATTTAGCACGCTCTATGCCCTCAAGAGCATTTGCCTGGTCTGATGTTATTCCCTTGATGGTTTTATTTAATGCGCTGCCTGTACTACTATCGGCAGGCTCAAAGAACTCCTTAAACGGATCAAGAGCGGCTGTAAATTCATCGCCCTTTTGTTTAAGTTTTGCCCTGTATGCTTCAAAATCAAAGCCTAACGGGTTTCTATCGTTAGATTCGAGATATGCGCCATAATCCTTTATGAATTTATCAACCTCAGGCTGTATAAGTTTTAACTCAAGCCCTTTCTTAATGGAATTGGCGATTACTTGATTAAAGGCTCTGTCAAAGCTGGCCAGCGCGTCCTCGCCATTGGCGAACGCATCTGTAAAGGCATCTGATAAATTGCTTGAAAAATCTTTAAAATTAGTTTGGACAAGCATGTCGGTCACCGCTGCCTGTATATCAGCTATCTTGTTTGGAATTTCATCAATTTTATCCTGAAATTCAGAAAGTTTTGAACTATCCGGCTTCTTTTTACTCCTTTCAGCATCCCTTTGTTTGATCAGGATAGCTTGCTGTTGCTTTAAGCTTTCAACCTCTTTCAGGCTATTGCTGTAATACTCTTCACCAACCGAACCTGCAACATCGCGCTCAAGTTTTTTAAACCCTCTTTCCAGAGCATCCAAATCCGATTGATAGCCTTTGATTTGCTTTTCAATCTTTTTATCGTTAGCTCCAAAGACAGAACTTAAAACATTTGCGATGCTTTGTACCACTACAAGAGCGGCAGATATTACCGCAAGAACAACGGATGCTTTCTCTGCTGATTTTATTGCTGTTGTAACGCTGAGAGCAACTGCTGCAGTAGCAGTTAATGAGCTTAACGCGGTAGCGCCAACATCGCCCAAAGCATCTTTTAAAAACTGAGTACTTTGTACAGCATCATTTACGAAAGCGAATGAGCCAGCCGTGGCAGCGGCTAAATTATTCCAATCCGTTTTAATTTGCTGCGAACTCTTTTTTGCACCATCGGCACCCTTGCTAAATACAGCTGAAATACTTTTCCCTAACTCTGCAAAAGGATTTCTTTCAATTAACACGCGCTTTGCCTGGTCAAGTTTTTCCTGTACGGCTGCAACATCGATCGGATTAAGCTTTGAGCCAACCTCTTTAGATTTCGCCGCTATAGATTTGCTTAATTTATCAATGCTATCAGTGGCAACATTATCAAGATCTGAAAACAAGTTTTTCCAGTCATCACTATTAACCAGCGCATCCATTGATATGTTGGCAATGTTGTTTTTATAGTCTTCAGCCGCTTTCTTAAACTGCTCTGCAAGCTGGCTGTTGCTTAAATTAAGAGGGTTAGCGGTAATTTGATCACGCCTTTTAGCATAATTCTCTGTTTCAGACTGCTCTTTACTTTGATAGGTTTGTAATTGCTGTAACAGAGTATCGTACTTAGCCGCCTGAGCGTTCACTTCATCAGCAATACGTCTGTTTAACTCTGTTAACTGGTCTTTCTGGCCCCCGGTCCGCTTTATTTCTGGAATAGCTACTATTTTAGCCGCCTCCGCTTTGAGTGCATTTAAGTAACTCTTATTATCAATAATATCCTTCTTAAACCTTTTACCGGCGAGATCCGCACCGAATTGATCTTTGAATTGTTCGTACTCAATGAACTGTTTCTTTTGAATATCAAATGATTCAAGTTGCTTTTTAGCAGCCTGGCTATATTTCACATCGGCCTTTTCGCCGGTCTCGGCATCGTTTAACCCTGACAGCGTTAATCCAAAGCCAGCCCGCTTGCTCTTAGGTATTTTTTTATTGACTTCATCATAATGCTCTTTGGCCTTATCACGTAAAACTCTATACTTATCAGTAACGGCCTCAATCTCTTCCTGGTCAGCGGTTAGTTGCTTACGCTTTGATGCGGCAACCATAGCATCAATTTCCTTTTGAAGAGTATTGCGTTTTTTAAACAGGCTTTGCTCAACATTTTCTTCACGGCTTGCTGCTTTTACGGCATCCGGATCAACCCCGCCATTAAGCGCAATCCTAAGCTCTTTTCTTAATTCTTTGATCTTGGCAATGTTATTTTTGAACTCATCACTCGTTACAGCGAGCTTTTTATCAGCTTCCTGCAAGGCTTTGATATCAGCCTTGATAACCTCTGTAGTACGAGCGGTCTCTGTCTCGTCGGCAATGGTGCCATCGCCGGTTATAATTACATCTTTTTTCTTTTCAATCTTTTTGGTGTTGCCCTCCACCATGTCAATAACCTTTTGCTGAGCTTTAGTTAATTCGCCTCCTAATGAGCGTATTGCCAGTGCGGCATCGTATTGCGATTTAGCTAAATTCGTTACATTGTCTTTAAATATTTCAGCCTGTTGTTCTCTAATACCTTCAAAGCCAAAATAGTATCCAGCCTTAGCAACAGCATTGTTAAGGTTTCCCAAGAAACCCTTCGGCGCACTTTTATATTCTTCTTTTACCTTTCTGGCATTTGGCAATAGGTTTTCCGCGCTCTCGAATTGCTCATTAGCTTTTTTTAATGCACCTCTGTTTTGCAGTTCTAAAAATTCTCGTTGAGCTTTAGTTAACTCCTGAACTTTACCCCGGTTTATTTCAAGTGATCTATTATAATCATCGAATTTTGTCGTTACCCCCGGTAATAGATCGCCAATCTTAGCGGTGATATCTCTAAGTTCAAATTGTTGATCAGAGTTAAGCTTTCCAGATTTTTTAAGTTCGTCATAACGTTTAACCAATGGTTTCAAAGTACTATCAAGCTCAATCGCCTTATTTTTATTATTAGCAAATTCAGCAGCCAGTTTCTCTGCCTCAGATCTATTATCGGTTAAACTATTCAACAGTTCGGCCAGTTTACGTGCAAAGGCAGAATCTGTAAACGAATTAGCAATAGCGTTTCCTATCTTTTCAAAGCTGGCAGCTAAGCTATTATTAGCCAACTCAAAGTTGTGGGCAACGCTGGTTCCGTCTTCATTAGCTTTATTAGCTATCCGGGTTTTCTCAAATAACAGATCTTGATTCTCAGCCAAAGCGATAACAGCATTCTTTGCGGCACCGGTTGTCAATGCTAAGGTTTTCAGCCTATCTCCAAATTCAGTTTGAGTTGGATTACCGGCCTTTAAGCCTCGAAAGAATAATTCTAATGCAGACTTAGTATCGGTATTGATTAGGTTTGTAAACTTTTCAATAGTCAGGGTACTATCCGCTAATTGAGCGATAGCGAAATACTTGTCGCGTTTAGTAGAAAGTGAGGAGATTAACCTAGTAACTGATGAACCTGCAACCTGAGCAGTGATACCAGCCTGTGACAATACCGCACCATAGGCAAGCATTGTTGGGAGTGAGATCTTTGCAATCTGAGCAACCCCGGCAGTTCTAAGCGAGAAGTCTTGCAGGTATTGAACTGTTACCTGGCCGTTGTGGGCTAACTCTAAGAATGTACTACCTGTATTATTTAAAGCTTGTTCAAGGGTAATGCCCTCCTTTTGCGTTATCTTGTAGACTGATATAATTTTACCTAAGGCAGTTGCAACCGCATCGGCACCGCCAGGAAACTCTTTCTTTAAAACAACAGACAACTGGTCAACAGTAGTAATGAAGCCAACCAAATCTTCTTTGGCCACACCTAACCTACCACCAATGAAGCCGATATCTAAAAGACCCTCAAGGCTGGTACGGGTATTAATCTTTTTTAACTTTTCTCCCAGCTCATCAACCTGATCTCCTGATAGCTTAGCGGTACGTTGTACATCAACAAAGCTATCTGATATTTCAACGTTATGTGAAAAAGCAGCTTTGGCGGCGGACCATGCAGCGGTTATAAGTGCGATCGGGCCAATTGTAGAAAGAATGTTGCTCTTGATAGAACTAAAGAAAGCTGAAACCCCATCGCCATAATTACCAACATTACGTTGTGAGCGACCTGTTGCGACCTCTAAAGCTTGTACCTGATCGGTAATGCCTTTTATGATACCTGCCATCCGGGTACCAGATGCTGAGTTTCTTTCGGCAGCGGAAAGTCTATCATAAACAGCGGTCAATCGAATTAATGCCGCACGCCTTTGCTCCAAGGAACCCTTTGCGTTCAACATTTCGCGCGAGTTGTTCTTTAGCTCTGCAGTGGATTGTTGTTGGCGGTATTTTTCCTCTGCTAAGGCTTGTGCAATTGTTGCTTGCTTAGGGTTACTTTATTGGTTGCTACTGCTTGGGTCTGTGAAGCAGATGCATTTGCGTTGATAGCAGGTGTTATACCGCCGTTAGCTACCGCTTGCTTTACTGTTTCAGCGTTTAACCTAGCCCTGGCGACGGTTTCGGCATTAATGGCCGATTCCATTCTAATTGTACTATTTAGGAATTTGGTGTTCGCATCAATTTGCGTTTGAGCAAAAGACAAATCTGGCGTTTTTCGCTTGGTATTAGCTTCATTAGCCAACTGTCTAGACAATGCAATAGCGTCCTGCTTATCTTTCTTCTCCGCAGCAGCAGTGGCACGCCTTGTCTCAGCCTCTGCACGTAAAGCAGCCTGCAGTGCCAACGATGCTGATTTATCAGCTGCGGCCTGATCCTGCTTTTGCTTGGCTAGCGCCAGGACCTCTTGCTTAATTTTTAATATGCCTGCTTGGTATTCAGTGAGGGGTTTGACATCGTAGCCCGCTTTTATCAAACCAGCTTCGCGCGTAGCTTTAAGCTCTGCTTTTATCTTTGCAATTTGCTTTAAAGCTTCCTCTGTGCTTATTTTAAAAGTGTAGCCTAACTGCCCACGTCCTGTATTACCCATTATTTTATCTTAAAAGTTTTAAAATTTCATCTGAAAAATTGTCGCTTATCACGTGCGAGATAACGTCCTTACCCAATCTCTCGACGAGCACGGAGTAAAATTCACCGGCGACCACTATTGCCAGTAGTTGATTGTCGTCCTCTTGTAGTAAAGCAAGTTCTTGAGCGTATGCAATACCTTTTTGGCGGCCCTCATCACCTTTTCCGATTGGTGGAAAATAAGTGTCAACTATTGCACGGTTCCTAACTATAACGCCGCCAATTGATGCTCTCAAATTGTAGGTAACGTTGTTAAAGCCATTTGGTTGAGCTGATTTGGCTCTTGCCTTATCAACAAGCATGTGCATGGTGTCGCGCAATGCTGTAATACCATCATTCTCGATATCGGATATAAACTGTTTGAAGTCGGAATCAAGATCGGCCATAGAAAAATCAGGTTCAAAGTGGGCCATAGTTAGTATGTTGCTTTGTTTTTTTGAACGATTTTAACACTGGCATTATCAATGGCAGTGTGACTCACCACCGCGTTACCATACACGTTAATTAAGGTCTTGCTGTTGCCTGATGCCTTAACAGATAAGGCGCTATTATCAAAAACATCGATAACGACAAAGGAGTGATCTTTAACGGCTACAAGTGCCTTTGATTGGTGCTTAATAAATATCTGTGAGACCGAATAGCCATCAATAATGATATTGCCTGAGCTGGCACCTAAGAGTACAACAAACTCTCTGCTTTGATCAGCCTGGCCGTTGACGTATATGCCATACTTTACCAAGTCATCACCACCAAACTTTAAAAGGTCTTCGTTAGATGGAAACTCTTTCTCTAAGCAAAAGTCAATACCTTTTACATACATGGTGAGTAATTCATCCCGGCCGGCAGAGTCCGAAATCTTTTTTGCCCAGTCAAGGCAGATCCCTGCTTCAAGTGCTTTCTCTAAAATATGTTTGTTTAATTCCTGCATGAGTCAGTTGAAATAGGAGTAGGCATATAAACACTACTAATAAAATTGGCTTTGGATTGATTTTCGATTAAAGCCAGGTATAATAAACGACCCCGGTTAATCTTTACCGATGCTTCTTTGACAATAACTGACCACCAGTAATATGACCGCCTTACATCACAGAAATACAAATCTGTGCCTGTTTTATGATAGTAGATTTCAACCCCAACAGTATTAGCATTAAACCTGCGTTCTCTAAGCTTTTGAACGTTCTTATCTTTTGAGTAAGACTCCAACTGCCTAATTTCGGCATCAATAAACGCGGGTAATTTGGGGTTATGGATTAACATTGCGATGCCTGGTTGCCATTAATATTAAACAGGCCGTCAACCTCTAAATTAAATGATGCGTAAACCGAATCATCAGCCTTGATTTTTTTCGCTTGTGCTTTAATAACACCAGCTAAAGCAATTACCAGCTCCCTTGACTTTTCAGGCGTGCATGTCTCTATTTCCTTTTCAACCTTTAAAAGAACCTTTTGCAATGTGCTTATCGGCTTAGCTTCTTTTATTGGTCTTCCATGAATATTACCCGATTGACCTGGTTTAAACGGCATATCTGTTGTTTTTATTGATATATTGATATACCCAAAGATACCCATATGGGCCCCGGCGACTTGATCCGCTCGCTTTCTCTAATGCGTTAATAAAAGGTCGGGGCGTAAATAAGTCCTGCTCATTGACAGGGTTATATTCTAAATAAAAATGATTTAATGATTTCAGGGATAGATGATTGAGATATCTTTTAATCCTTTTCCAGGATATTTTTTGTTAGAATCACTTATAGTTGATACAAAGTCATATGTTTACTGATGTTATTCGCCAATGATAATAAATTTGCTTTTAATTAACCCATAGCTTAATTTCGTGCCGAAAAGAGAATGCTCTGTTATAAAATCGTCCAAACAGTTCAATAGACATATATGTATGGATATAAGTGAAGAGGATGAGCTATTAGCTTTTTTAAGTAATGAAAAGCACAAAAAAAAATTTAATTACATCGTAAATAGGATTTTAGAGCAATCCTTTATGTACTACGATGATTATGAACAAATTGAGGGTAATATAACCTGCATGAGATTTTTCCCCAATGGTATAAATGTTAGGATATATTGTAAAGAAATTTTAATTAATGATGAATTATTTTGCGTTGTTATGTCAAAAATAGCGCACAAGAAAACACGCGCAATAGGGAAAATAATTCAGTCTAAAATCGACTCCTTGAAGACACTTACCTACGATATCAAAAAAGAAGATGGAAATTAAAGATAAGTTTAAAGCGCTTTTCAACAGTAAAAGCGAGGAAGAACTAATAATCGAAGACGCCGATATTTTAAAAGCAAATTATCTTTCAGAAATAGAACGTATTTTCCGTTTCGAAGGAATTAACAAAAAAGATTTAGCCAACAAAATAGATGTTTCACCAAGCTACTTGACACAAGTGTTTAGAGGAGATAAACCTTTAAATTTCATTACTATTGCAAAAATTAAGCGAGCTTTAAACCTTGATATCAAAGTTAAAGTAAACGTAATTTCCGAAGTAAAAGTGATTCCTTATAAGGTTACGAGTATGCAACAAACTGATGCTGTCTCCTATAATGACACTACCAAGGAATTTCAATCTCTAAAATTAGTCCATAGTGATTTTAAAGTTGCTACTAACCTCAGTAATAACGAATATAATCTAATTGCTTCATAATGAATCAAATGTTCATACCGTTTTCAATAAAACGAATTAAGGTTTTGTCTAGTTCGATCAATGAAACGGGGGTACCTCCAAATATTCCAATAGAAATGGAATTTCAGCTTAACAGTCAGTTTAATCTTGAAGCTAACATTCTAATCTTCAATTTAAAAATCAGTTATTTCATGCAAAACGATACTGATGCTAAAACCCAAGTTGGTGACTTTAATGTACAGAATGCTTTCAACATACCCGACCTAAAGAATTATATTATAAATGAAACGCAAATTAATGTCCCCATAGATACATTGCGAATTTTGGTTAGTCTGTCAATATCACATGCTAGAGCTTTAATTGCGCAACTGGTTTCAGGAACGACATTCCAAGAGGCTTTGCTTCCTGTTGTAAACCCTACCGAGGTAACCGATTTCTTTTTTCCCAACTATCCGCCAACTCCAAAGAATGGGGGGGTATAGTGTTCAAAATTTAGCTATTTCTGAACTTAATTATTTTATATCTAACGATTCTATTTGAGATTTACCACACATCATAATTAAAAGATTAATCCGCCTAGACAACAAAGAACTGAGTCATTTATTTCATACCCGACTCAACCCTACCTCAGAAAATATACGATAAAACCAAGCCAAACTCATTATTCTCAGCACTGGCATTTCATCTCCGATTTTATCGAAGATGAAATTTTCAACTAAAATGCACTCATACACTGTCTAGGCAATCGCCTTTTCATCCCCCGAAACCGCTCAACCTTTACCGTCAAGGTGTCCTTTAGATTTGTCAGTAGTTAAAAGTAACTATCTTGTTGATAAGGAACAGTGTGAACTCAGTCAAGGGCTAGGTTAACGACCTATCCGCCGTATTAGTCTCTGCTCCGAATCACAGGATCATGTCGTGACCAGTTAGAATAGTAGAAGTTAAGGTCTTGTAAAGGCATTAGTCATCGGCATATCTTTTAATCTAATTGTTCATCTAAAACCGTTGATTATGAACTTCTCAAACTTTGTGGGCGTAGATGTGTCAAAGCTGACTATCAATGTACATTTACGAGGAAGCAATGCTTTTAAACTTTTGCTAATAACACCAAGGGCTTCACAGCGCTACTACTATGGACTAAAAAGCTACTTCCGGGTGTTGATCAAGACGCCGTTCTAGTGTGCTTGGTTCTGTAAAGGGCAGCGGTAGCGTAGCGGACGACGCTGTTTATATACCCTTTACAGGTTCTGAATGGAACTGAGCTTTGTGTTTGCGATAAGATGAATGAGACGTTATTCAAGATATTTACGAGTCTATTGCGATTGAGCACAGCCTGGTAATGTTAAAGGATGTTAAAACACTTAAACTTTAGTCCTTATTATTTAAAATTGTATGGTTTAATTGAATCTTAAGTAACCAGTCTTTACCTACACAATTGCATGAAGCAGCTTTTATCACCATCGCTAATTTTGATTTTGTTTTCATGCTTATCTGCCAATGCTCAGGACACTTCAATCCTCAGAAAGATAAGTCTGGTCGAAAATAACCTTGTGGGTCCGGTAAGAACCAAAGATTATAAAGGCTGGACCATCAAAGAGCGCATGGCGCATCACAAAGTCAATGGCATAAGTATCGCAGTAATTCATAATTTCAAGCTGGAATGGGCTAAAGGTTATGGACTGGCTGATGCTTCAAAAAAAATTCCCGTAACCGCTCAGACACTTTTTCAGGCTGGCTCTATTAGTAAATCCCTGAATGCTGCAGGAGTTCTCAAGCTTGCTCGAAAAGGATTTGTCAACTTAAATACTGATATCAATCGTTATCTAACATCGTGGAAGTTTCCTTACGACACTGTATATAAGGGGCGCAGTATCACGCTGGCTGAGTTGCTAAGCCATACCGCCGGCCTCAATGTTACAGGCTTTAGCGGCTATGTTCAAGGTCAGCCCTTACCGTCTACCGTCCAAATCTTAAAGGGGCAGGCACCAGCCAACTCACCGGCTGTTCATTCCATTCTTGCACCTGGCGAAAGACATGAGTATTCCGGTGGAGGCACTACGATTTCACAGTTAATTATGGAGGATGTTACCCGCCAGAAATATGAACAGTATATGCGGACGCAGGTGTTACAGCCGTTGGCAATGACGAACAGCACATTTGCTATGCCCGCTAAAGACAAAAGACAGGTGTTGGCCAGTGGTTACTATCAGAATGGCAAAGAAGTTGAAGGGCAGTATCATCTTTATCCGGAAAGAGCGGCTGCCGGGTTATGGACAACACCATCTGATCTGGCAAAGTTTATCATAGCGGTGCAGCAGGCCTATCGCGGTGTCGCCAATACCATATTGTCGCCGGCTACAGCTAAACTGATGCTCACACCTTACAATGATAAAAGAGCGGCGTTAGGCGTCTTTGTCGACAATTATGAAGGCACCAAATACTTTGAACATGATGGTCTGACTTATGGGTACTATTGTCAGTATTATGGTAGTTTAACCGGTGGCAACGGCGTTGTAATTATGACCAATTCCGTGAATACTGAACTTATACCTGAGATTGTGAACAGCGTAGCCAAGGTTTACGGGTTTAAAGGATTATTCCGATCCAAAGTTGAGCAGCCTCTGCTACTTGCTGATTCGGTTTTAGAGAGCTACGCCGGCAATTATCAACTTGCACCAGGGGCGGTTTTAACTGTGTTTGTAGAAAATAATCAGTTGTTTGTCCGGCTGACCGGGCAGGATAAAATCGCCTTATTTCCCGAGAGCGAGCGTAAGTTCTTTATGAAAATAGTTGATGCTCAGCTTGAATTCGTGGAAGACGCCAGCGGCAACTTAATTAAAGCGGTCTTATATCAAAATGGCAGTGCTAACGATGCACCAAAATTAAAGTAATCGAACAAGGTGATTTAAACCTCAAATTTTTCGTTTTAAATTTGATAAAGTCTTAGAATACGGTGCATCATCATTCGCGTTCTTACACATCGTTGAATAATTGGTGTCGTGGTTATAAAATACGGCCCACTTCATATTCCAAACCTCATGCATGTGTACCATGTTATTGACAGCGGTGGCGTTCGTGTTGATTCGGGCCAGCTGGTTAACGGCCTAAAACTTTCTGTATGAAGCTGGCAGCCTTGAGCGTTATCTTTCTTATAAAGTTATCGCCTTTAAGGCTTTCAACCTCCGCATGCAGTTGTTCATTGTCTTCAAGTAAATGCGCGATGTATTGTAGTGCATCGCAATGGCTTTCTATTAGCACTTTTGTGGTCTCTAATAGGTTATCAGACTGTATTAAGTTATTCTCTACTCCTGACTTGAAGAGGTCTAGAGCTAACTTATTATTGAATTTTAAATCTTTTGAAAAATGTTGCATATTACTAATGATTGATTAATTGATACCTATTGTGATACCTAATTTTAACAAATGATTAAATATGCCTTATATAAGCAATAATGGCACATTTATTAGGAGTCAGTAGGACTTGAACCCAGAACAATACATAATTTTGTATGATAAGTTGGACATAATTCTAAGCATATACTTGTGCCTTAAGTGAACTTTTCGTAATTTCCATAAGTAACAATGCACGCCTTTGTACCGGTATCTTCCACCTGGACCTTTGCCAACTTCCAATGCTCTTCCTCGCTTGCCTTAACCTCGTTGATCATGTAAATGGGCTGAACGCTGTAACCGATCGCCATGCAGAGACGCTTAGGCTTTAAATCATTAGGATTAATTTCGCCTTTGTAGAGCTTTACGAGAATCGCGATTTTCTGTTCTCTTGTTGGCATATTATTGTTTTTCAGAGGTTTCTAACTTTTCAATAACCGCATCCATCAGTTCGTCGAGCTGCTCGTCTGTAAGCCCGTCAAATTTCTTCTTGAAATCAATCTCGGTTTTATCAGTGAACATTGCGTATACCCTGGCAAGGGCAGTAAGAGCAGCATCAGCAGGATATAGTTCCACCTGTATACCGTCTTTAGTTTGCTTGAACGACTTAATTTTACCTTTCTCCTTATCCCGGCTAATGGCAACAATATTAAGTTCAGCTTGCTCTATCAGTTCAGTAGGTCCATTAACTATTCGAAAAGCATTGGGATTATTTTCAAGCTCCAGTTTATACCTTATAAGCTGACGGCGGCGCTGTTGCTGCCCTTTCTCATGCTGCTCCAATTCCTTCTCTTTAAGAGCCGCTTCAATTGCAAACGCATCTTCAAAAGCAATCTCCAATTTCATGGTATCAATAAGCTCCTGTAAGCCTTTCTTAACTTTTGGGGTGTGTGGGCATTGGCCTTACTATGATATAGTCGCTCAAGTCGCCGCGACCCATGTCAGTAAGCCTTTTCTTAATCTCATCAGGCTGCATGCTCGATTCCTTAAGCAGTTCTGCTATTTTTTCTTTTACTTCGGGTTTTTTCGTGTTTTCCCATCCAGTTGAATACGCCATTTTAATTGAATAGCCAGCCCGCTTAGCAGCTGCAGTTGCATTAAAATCTTTAATGTATTCTCGGCAGAACTTTTCTTGTTTACCAGTAAGGTTACTTTCCATTTTCGTAGGTAATTATTTGCTTCAAAATTGTATCTGCCATTTCTTTAACCTTTGCAGCCCATCGTGGATTTTTGTAGTAAATGAACATTATGTCCAGGTAATAATTTACGACTGGTCTATCGTTCCACTTTAAGGCAGTACAGATTATTTGCCTAATTCCGTTACGGCATCGGCCAGTTTTGAAATGCAGCTTATGAGGAGCATACAGATAATAAACAACTGCCAATATGAAAGGTGAATTTTCAGGATTAACAGCAACTATATTGGTTATATCACTAATTACCTTTGGTAGCAGATCTAAATCGATTATTGGTGGATTAACCAGTTTCTCTAATTCCTCATAACTTTCCGGATCAATCTCTTTTAGTCTTTCAGCTGCTATATGGCGAAAAGTGGTTTGTATCATTAGTTCTTTGGTTTTATAAGTTTTTCTAATTGTTTTATCTTGAGATCTTTCTCGCGAGCTGTCATGTACCGGTTTGCTTTTACATTCAGAATCTCTTGTTGAAAGATGTCCTTCTCTGAACGGCCATTACCGTTCATTACTGTTTGTTTTGACATTTTGCTATCGTTTGATAAAAATTATGATTTGAAAAAATGGTCATTACGTATGGATTTGTACTGCTTAAAATTCAAAAGGGTGGATCACCTCCTTCCTTAGCACTTATGGCGATGCTCTCATTTACTGCATCTTGTTTGTTAGTAATACTATTTAGCCAGCTGCTATTATCTGGCCATTGATCACCGGCATGGTAAAGCCTGGTGCTACGCTCATCAAAACGGTAATCTACCGTACCCTTCTTTCCAAGGGCCTCCCACTTTACTTTCTGAATGTGCAGTTCTGTCAAGCCGGTTTCATCATTCCTGAATACCGTCATGCCGTTCTGGGTGATATTAAAGAAGTGGGCGCTGCCTGATATGCTGTATAAATTAGGTATTGTATAATTGATTCCGTCTTTGTCTTTTTGTTGCTTCGTAGGATGCGCAACAAGGAAAGTGTGCACACCGGTACGCTGGTTAAAATTTACGATCTTAGTCAATTGTTCAATTGTAAATTTCCCCTCATTATAGCCGTTTTGAATAGTGCTTTCAATACGGTTCCATGGATCAATGATTAACCCCTTTATTCCTTTACGTAATACGAGCTGCCTTGCCTTATCCAGTATCACATCAATGCTAAAACCTTCATCATGTGGTAGAATCATATTAAATCTACCATTGATCCATTCCTTAGCATACTGATACTCGCTTTGAGAGATTTCCGCACTGTTGAATGGTTTACCTGTAATTTTCTTAATCAATCTTGCATGATAAAATTGGGCAGGATAACTTTCCGGAGAAAATGCGGCAAAAGTCCATCCTGCATTTATGCAAAGCTTTAAACTGATTTGCTCTAGTAAGCTTGATTTTCCATGCGATGGTATACCGGTAATGATGGTTAGTTCACCAGGCATAAACCGAATATGCTCGTCAAGCTGAACATCGCCTGTTAAATCAGTATTGGGTAAGCCATTGTAAAAATAATCGTCTAAGGATGCTTCGCAGTCTGCCAACGTAAACACACCTGTTATCGGAAAATCAGTAGCGCTTTTTAAAAGCTGTAAGAGTTTGTCTTTGCCATGCTGGCATAAATACTCATTAGCATCCTTCAAGCCGTTATAACTGACCTGAAAGCACCTTTCAGTCCCCAGCCTCCTACAAAGCTCATCCCTAAGATCATGCCCACGCTCATCATCATCGGTTGACAAGTAAATTTTCTTTATCCCATCAAAATACTGATAACAATTATCCAGGTATTCAAGCTTTTGATTCTTGCTTGCTCCATTTGGCACGCTAACGATAGCGCGGTATTCTGTTTCATGCCATGAAAGAGTGTCAATCTCACCCTCTGTGATTATACATTCGGTAGCACCCTTTATGCTGTTGAGGTTGTAAAATATTAGTTCTGCATCCTTTACAAGCTTGAAGTTCTTTCGGCCATCACGATACTTTACGTTAATTAATTTTTCATCGCGGAAGTAATTAAACTGAATAGTGTTTTCATGCTTTTGCGTTTGAGGCATGTATTCGGGTCCGGCTGTAATTTTCAGATCAATGAGTGTTTGCTGACCAATGCCCCTAGTAAAAAACCAATCAACAACCTGCTTAGGAAGATCTGTTCGGTTATTATAAACAGGTATAATATATTCCTTTTTTTCAAACACTGGCTTGTTGCTTACATGGCCTTTCCAGTCACAATTGTGACATTTATAGTTACCCTCATCAATATTTACGCTTAAACATGGGTCATTCTTTTTCTTTCGGTCGTGTGAGCATTTCGGACATTTGACCTTTACAGTGCCGGCATCACGCTTAAGTTCTATTCCCAGCTCTTCTAATAGAGTTTTATTCGGTTTTTCCATACTGGCTAGGTTACTAATCTTGATTTTCTGTATTCGCCGGCTTCCCTGACTTGAATTCCTCGTTCGTTTAAATAACCTTCGAATTTGTTACCAAAAAGAGTCTCAGGCCGTAAGTATATTTCGCGCGCCGGATCATTTTTCCATTGTGCCGATTTTCCGGAAATAACTTTTTTGAAGTCATCTAGCACATAGCCCTCGTTTACCCGGGCGTTTATAGCGGCCAGGGTATTCTTGCTATTCGCTTTGTAATTTTTACTGGCTGAAGTATTCAAATAATCAATAACGGCTACAGCCAACTCTGTTGGCGTATTATTAGTATTTCTTTTACTTTCCTTTCCTTTACTTTCCTTTATAGCATTGCTATCGGATTGCGGTTGCAATGCGTTCGTATCAATATTTGATGCGTTCGCATTTTCGCTTTTTAAGGTTGGTGCCGGTTTCTGCCAGCGTTTGTTAGCAGATGCGGTGGCCTTTTCAGACTTCTCTCGTCTTAAATTAAGACGGCGAAGTGCACTTTCTGACCAAAATCTAGTGTCAGTTTTTTCAAATAGGCCAAAGTCATTGATTAGAGATATAATGCAATTTGCATTCGTCCGCAATGCGAACGCATAACTTTCTATTTCAGTTATGAGCAAGTATCCTCCCTCTTCAAAACACATTTCAATCAAACACCAGTAAACACCAATGCCTTCCTGCCCTAATCGCATAAGTACCTTTTGCAATTTAGGATCATTGCGAGCATGGTAGTCATGAGAAAAGAAATAGGTTTCCTTACTCATGAGTCAACCCTTTCCAGTTATATGGCACGAAGTATTTAAGCCCATCCTTGTGGTAGATTACTCTCACCCACCCGCGGCTCTCTATATTGCGCAACGCTCTTGAAAATATGTATAAATGGCTTCCACTTAACTTAAATAGCCTTAATATTGACACCGGCTCACGTTTGTCTTTAATGATGCAACAAAGCTTATATTCTAGCATACCAAGTTTAACCAGGTACAACACGCCCACAGACTTAGTCGCTTCACTGAAAAGCCCCCTGATAGTTTGTTTTTGCCTAGCAGGTTTGTTGAAATTACTCCTGAACATTGATTTACAGTTATTAATTAAGAAAAGTAATAGAGCATTAGTGGACCCTTAAACTGATTAAGGCAATTATTCTCTTACACCACGTTTGTTATAATTTGTCGCAAAACATCATCGTTACTTCAGTTAATTTAAGAGATAGCTTTAAAGCTGAAAAGCAATAGGACAATCTATTAGTTACCATATGAGACACAATTATTTGGTGGTACTTTTCTTTTTAAGAACCTCAAGTGCGGACACAACTTTGTTAAAATCATAACGGATAGCAGAGCCGATCTGGAGAAAAGGGACTTTACCTTTTTTACGCCAAATGTTAAGCGTTTGAATTGAAATGCCAAGTTTTTCGCACACTTGCTCGCCGGCCATTATATCCGGCTTTGTTTCAATAGGTGTTGATTGCAAATGGTCGGCAGCTAATCGATACATTTCGGCGGCCAGCGCCTTAATGTCTTCGCGGTCATGAATTATTTGGAGCATAAAGCGGCCTCCGGTTTTAAATAGTAAAAATTGCGGCCCAATTTTACATATGGAATAAGCCCTGCATTCCTCCGCTTAATTAAAGTGGGTTCAGTAATCCCTAATGCTTCACAAGCCTCTTTAGCATTTAAAGTGTCCTTTAAAAATTGCGCCTGTTGCCGTTCGATTGATTTCGATAATTCTTGAAGGTCCGATTTCGTTTTAGAAATTTGACTACTCAGCAAAGACATAGTGTTTAGACTTTCACTAAGATTCGCCACATTAGTTAATGCACTATCCATATTTACTTATGTTTAACATTACTAAAATAAGGATGATTACAGCTAAAAACAAGGCCTTTAAATGGGTGAGTAAAAAAACTTAGCAAAGAGGGACAAATTCATGCTTAGTGTATCGAACTATGAAGTTCAAATCATTCACGAGGATTTATAGGGGTTCAAAAGTCACTTAGTGTACAAAAAAAATATTTTTTTTTGTTAATCATTATAACCGTACATAACATTATACATCACTCATGAATACACATTAGTACCTAACGGTTATAAATACATTAAAATAGTATATCGTTCAAATGAGCTACTTACACTAAGTCCGCGATTTTTATCATTTTTTGTCCAAAAAAATTCCTTTTCTCGCATAAATAAGGAACTAAAACCAAGGATAAAATAAGAAATTCGGCGCAAAATTGGCCAATAGTGTAAACTTCCTCTTCGTCTACCGACAAATGCAATGCTAGTCACTGCTCAATTTTTTTAATCCTCTAATAAGCAATAAAAAACAATATATTCAATTGATGAAAAAGTATTTACAAAAGCTAATAGATCTGTTTGGCAACCTTAGACGCATTGAAGGAAACAAAACACAAATTAGTGAAGACGACGTATTGTTTAAATATAATGAGCTTCACCAATTGGATTTTGAGAAAGCTAACCCAGAAGTGATAGAAGAAAGAGTTAGGAATTTTTTAAGAGGAAACTATACTCAAATATTAGTAGGTATACAAGAACATGATACTTTCTATCGAGCTATACCTTATGGGAAGGATAATAAACCGGCAACATTCTCATTCTTGGGTTGCAATCCCAATCGACGGCTAAATAGGGTCAATCTGGAGGGCGAACTTGTCTTCTATACATCAAATAGTCCAGGGGGACCATATAAAGAATTAAATGCAAGAATTGGAGACTATTTTGTTTTGAGTTCCTGGTTTAATACACATCAACTTAGAGTTGGAGTAGTAGGATTTTCGGAACGCCATTTCGAGCAGAAAAATTCTAAAAGAAAGTTACCTCGTTACACATCCTTTGAATGGATGAAAGGCAGAAAAAAATATAACTATATAATTCAGAAATACATACAAGAATTAATTGCTGACGATTTCTGTCAAGTCGTTTCTGAAGATGAAAATTACCTTTATAAGTTAACAAACGCATATGCAAATGCATTAGGGTTTAAAGATCAATCAGATGGAATCATGTATCCATCTATCCCAGGAGGATTCAATTCGGACAATATCGCTATTTATGAAAAATCATTAAACAAGATGAAGTTTTCAAGCGCAACTTGGGTGGAAATAATTGGTTTTTCTGAAGAGAAAGGTTACGAGTTACAATTTCACGACTACGCGAACGAGATTGGTGATGAAGATGAAATATTATGGAAAGGGAGACCCCCGCAAGTAACAATGAAATTAGATTTACGAGAAAATTATTCAGACGTACACCTCAACGCTAGTGAAGGGTTGTATGACGATCAAGGAAAATTAAAACGTTCAACTTATTAAAAAAATATAAATTCAATATCCCAAGAATGAGCGTAACGGAATACTCGTATCGATTGACTTTTCAGGTTATATAGCTTTCATTATCGGCACCTCTCCCCAAGCCTTTAGCATTACAACCTTTTTCCGCTTCTCGGTAACGTTTACATACCTGGCAAAGCTTTTATAATCTGTATGGCCTGATATGGCCATTACATCCTGAGCTGCCATGCCTTTTTCAAGCGATAGCGTACAGAATGTTTTACGACCGGTATGGAAGTGTATCAATTCAAACTTTGGGTAACTAATCGCAATGCGTTTGGCTCCATGAAACCTTACAATCTCAACCTGCTCATTGATCCCAGCAAGTTTGCATAATACTTTAAGCTCACGATTTACATACTGATTACTGGCCACCGGCAGCGGCTTTTGGAGACCTGAATACTTATTCAAAATGGCGGCTGAAATTCCATTGAGTGGGACCATTAAGGCCGTTTTCGTTTTTTTAACAGTTAGCTTAATTTCGCCTTCTTTGATATGCTCACGCTTAAGCTGCGTGACATCACTATGCCTAAAGCCTGTAGAGCATGAAAAACAAAACAGATCCCGAACTTTATCCAATCGCTTATTTGCGGATAGGTCCATATGAAGCAAGCTGTCAAACTCCTCTTGCGTAAGGGCTATAACTTCAGTTTTCTCTTTTCGGATAGCAAAGTCCCTGTAACTATCTGACACCTCAATTCCACTCTGTTTAGCGTATCCTAAGAAGGTCTTCAAAGTACTTAAAGCCTTAGCAATGGTTGTGTTATTTAGCATCGGCGATACAGTACCGGCCTTATCGGTTTTTATCCGTTTGATTAAGAACTTTTGGAAAGACTTGAAGAAATTACTATCAATAGTCTCAAATGTAACCTTATGACCGGTCTCTTCCTGGTAGGCTTTTAGGTGATTTTTAACAGACTTGTAAACTGTCAGGCTACCCTTCTCGCGGATGCTTTCATGATCAGAGATATACTTATCCATCCAATCGAAAACAAGGCCCTTCTTTTCCTCTTTTTTAGTGACAGCACTCTGTTTACCTTTTAATTGGTTGATCACCATTTCAGAAGAGAATTCCTGTTCGTTTGCTAAAAACTTTCTTTCAATAGCTTCTATTTTCATAGTCACTTGGAGAATAGAATCATTGATTATATCAACTTCAGACCTCATAAGCAGCTGTGATTTATTAATCCCCACAGCCTTAGCTTCTTTGTCCGTAAGATATTGAGCACGACGCTTATCATCATCCCAGTTCACCGGAAAGACAGCTGCATCCAGTGAATAAAATATTCTTGCGCGGTGTATAGAATACGTCAAATAAACCGGAACCAGCCCACTCTTTAAAGTTTTCTGAGAGCGAAGAACGAAATTTAATGTACCAACCAT